CGCGGCGCTGTTTTTGATCGCCCTGCTCGCCGTGTTCGCCGTCGCTGGCACGATGGACTACCACGACCAGATGGTCTACCGCGAGAGCTGGTACGAGGCCCATGGCATCGACTAGGCCGCGCACGTGCGGGGAGTGCGCGTACCTCGAGCGGACAAGCCCCGAGCAGGTGTTCCTCCGCTGCAGGTTCTGGTGCGGGAACCACAACAGCGTGCACGACCAGCACTACGTCGAGACGCACTGCCACATGCAGCCGTGGGCGACCGCGTGCGACTGGTGGCTGCGCAAGGAGATTGGAGAGAGCAAGTGAAGAAGGACAAGCTGGAGCGCAAGCTCCGCAAGAGGGCGAAGAAGCTGGCGAGGTTCGCCCACGAGAACGGCATCGAGCACATCGACCTGTTCGCAATCGACCACCCCGAGGACGGCGTGACGTTCTACAGCGCCGTGCTGTTCGGTGACAACGACCCCGACGTGGACGTGAGCGGCTTCGTAGGCGGTGAGGTCGATGCTTAGGGAGGTGACCGACCTGCCGAGCTTCGGCGGGCGCGGGCGCGATAGCAGGGTCATCCCCGACGTACGCGCGTTCATCGCGTCCGACATGCGCTGTGCCGTCATCGCCGTGCCGGGCATGACGTGGCGCAACATCTACCATGCCGCGAAGGAGTACGTCAAGCGCCATGGCATCGAGGGCGTGGGCGTGCACGCCAAGGGCGGCACCGTCTACCTCGTGAGGGAGGGAAAGTGAGCATTCAGGAGCAGATAGAGCGCCTTGCCATCGAGCAAGCCGTCTACAAGGCCATCGGCGCGGACGTGGCCACCAACGACCCCGACAACCTGCGCGGCGAGGTCAACCAGCACTACCTCGACCTCTACGAGCAGACGGGGGCCACGGGCTTCGAGGTTCGTCTGCGCGGCCAGAAGGTGGGCACGTACGGGTTCAGCAAGGTTCGCGGCCAGAAGGCGTACACCGAGCGCATCGTGACCGTGACAGACCGCGCCGCGCTGCTGGCAGACGAGAGCGACGAGTTCAACGACTGGCTCTCCGCGTACGTCACCGAGCACATTGCCGAGCTGGCCGTCCAGTACGCCACCGAGACGGGCGAGCTGCTGGACGGCATGGCCGTGGTCGAGCGCGAGCACCCCGCCACGCCAGACACCATCCGACCGAACGGCACGCTGCGCGTGAAGCCGGAGAAGGTCGCCGCGGCCCTGGGCAACGCGCTGCCCGCCACGATCGCGGGGCTGCTGGAAGGGGGTAACTAGACATGGCAATACCTGTCCTGATTCTGGGCGCGAGCGGCGCGGGAAAGACCTACGCGCTGCGCAACCTGCCCAACGACGCATACGGGCTGGTCGAGTGCGAGAAGACGATGCTCCCGTTCAAGGGCGGCAAGAAGTTCGCGCGCACCAAGGACTTCAACCAGCTCGCCGAGGTCGTGAGCGCCTACGCACAGCGCTACCCCATCGTCGTGGTGGACGATTTCGGGTACTGCATCACCGACATCTACATGCGCGGCTCGTGGGGCGACGAGAAGTACCGCGACCAGTTCGAGGTCTACAAGGAGATAGCGGGGCGCGTGTACCGCTTCATCGAGTTCGTGAACGACCTGCCCGGCGAGGTGATCGTGTACCTCACCATGCACACCGACGTGGACGCGGCGGGGAACCTCGTGCCAGCGACCGTCGGCAAGCTGCTCAACGAGAAGGTGAACCTCGTGGGCATGTTCAACGTGGTCGTTCTCGCCGAGACGAACGGCACCGACCACCGCTTCGTCGTGAGCAACAAGCCTCCAGCGAAGTCGTGCGGGGCGTTCGACTCCGACGAGCTGCCGAACGACGTGGCAATGCTCGACAAGGGGCTGCGCGACTTCGTGGGCTGGGCGGACTGGCGCGGCACCGATGAACCTGCCTAGCGCCGCCACGGTCACGGCGATGATTCGCGCGTGCACCAACCACATGGAACGGCTCATTGAGGACGGCTGCGTAGATGACGTGGCGGTGGATAGGACGTGGGACGCGTACCAATGCGCCCTCACGCAATCGTCCACCCACTGCTACGACCCACGCGACCGTCTCTTTGAGAACAAGCTACGGACGATAAGAGAAAGAGGATTCTAATGCGTTCTGTCAACTGGAACAACATCACCGCATCGAGCGACGGCGGCTTCACCCCGCTGCCCGCTGGGCCATACGTGGCGCGCATCGTCAACATGCTCGACAACGAGAGCCGCGAGTACGTGGAGGTCGTGTTCGACATTGCCGAGGGCGAGCACGCCGGGTATTACTCCGACGAGTGGGGCAAGAGCCACCCCTACGCCCACCACTTCTTCCTGAGCTACAAGGACTCCGCACTGGGCATGCTCAAGGGCCGTCTGGATGCCATCGCCAAGAGCAACCCCGGCTTCGACCCCGAGGCCGCTTGGAACGCTGGGCGGCTCGACATGTTCGCCAACCGTCTTGTGGGCATCAACCTGCAAGAGGAGGAGTACGAGCGCAACGACGGAGAGACGGGAACGCGACTCAACGTCTGTCAGGTCGTTGACGCGCAGATGGTGCGAGACGGCAAGGTCAAGCCCCGCGATAAGAAGGCGCTGGGCGGCGGCCGCGTGGGTGGCGGCAAGGTGGTAACCGCGTCACCCAGCTTCGCGGCGAACGCCATGAGCGCCAACATCCCGTTCGACTAGGCCACGACCGAGGGGCGGCGAGCAATCGCCGTCCCTACCCTTTGGAGGGCATCTTTTGATTATCTACGAGGACACCCGACAGCAAAAGGGTAAGCATGACGCGAAACACGCGTGGTTCGAGTCGCACGGCATCGAGGTAGTCCGCAAGAAGCTGGACGCAGGGGACTACGCAACCGACCAGTCCAACATTCTGGTGGATACCAAGAGGGGACTCGCCGAAGTGGCGATGGACGTTGGCCGCGATCACAAGCGCTTCGCACGCGAGATGGAGCGCGCCAGGGACGCGGGGTGCCGTCTGGTGGTGCTCGTGGAGGTTGGCGCGCCGTACCACACGACCGCGGACGTGAGAAGGTGGGTCAACGACGCATGCAAGCGGTGCGACTGGTACCGCAGACTGACGTGCGACCCCGCGGCATCGGGGCGGTGCAGACGGTACCGCACCAAACCAATGCGCGGTACGACCGTCGCGCGAATCATCCAGTCGATGGAATCCGACTACGGATGCCGATTTGAATACGTTAACCCGCGTTATGCAGCGCGGCGAATATGCGAGCTTCTGGGGGTGACGGTGGAATGAGCGACGGGCTATCGGAGCTGGGACAGGCGGCGGTCTGGTACTGCGAGCACGGCTTCGCGGTCGTGCCGCTCAAGGCCAAGAGCAAGCACCCGGCCATGGCGCACGGACTCAACGACTGGTTCGATGACCCCGACTCCGCGCGCGAGGTGTGGACGAGGTTCCCGGACTTCAACATCGGCATCGTGTGCGGCGCGCCCAGCCACGGGCTTCTGGTGCTCGACTTCGACGTGGACGAGGAGCGCGAGAAGGACGGGTACGCCACCCTCAGCGCGTGGGAGCGCGCGCAGGGCGATCTGCCAGAGACCGCAGTGGCCATCACCGGCAGCGGCGGCATGCACTACCTGTACCGCACGAACCGCAACACCATCCGACCGAGCGCCAACGCCGAGCTGGGCGTGGACGTGCGCTGTGATGGCAGCTACATCGTCGCACCGCCCAGCGTGCACCCGAACGGCAACCGATACGAGTGGCAAGACCATCCCGAGGACGTGGGCATAGCCACGGCCAACGGCGCGGTCTACGACTTCCTCGACCACGTGCAGCGTAACGGCGGCGTGGACGAGACGCGCAAGGACAACGGCAAGTTCAAGCTGCCGGAGCGAATAACCGAGAACCGCAACAACACGCTCCACAAGTACGCGTCGCACCTTCGCGCCATCGGGCGCAGCGACGAGGAGATCATGACGACCGTCATGGGCGCGAACTTCATGCGCTGCGAGCCACCGCTGGACTCCAAGGAAGTCAAGACCATCGTGCGCAGCGCTTGCAAGTACGAGCGCGGCGGCGACGGCGATACGGCCATCACGGTCGGTCGCCCAGGGGCGGCGAGCGGCGGCAGGGTCATACCGTTCCGCACGGACAAGGGCAAGCTGCTGACCAACATCCTCGGCCAGAACATCATCGCGCGTAACCACGCGCGCTACATCGACGGCGCGCTGGCCGTCTGGAACGGCAAGCGGTGGGTGTTCTCCAAGCGCGCGATAGAGTGGATGTGCCTACAGTACGCCGACGATGCCAAGAGCACCGACCGCACGGAGGTCGTCAAGTACATCGAGGTCATGGCACCGAGCGTGCTGTCCGCGTCGATGAACCACGGCCACTACGTCCAGTTCCTCAACTGCACGTACGACGTTGACAACCAGTGCGAGGTCACACCGACCCCAGACATGTACATCACGGCCACGCTGCCCGTCGAGCTTGACCTAGACGCGCCGTACGGACTGGCCGACCAGTTCATAGCGTCAATAGCGGACAACGACGAGCCTACGATGCGCGCCATGTGCGAGGTGATTGGGGCGTGCATGTGCAGCAAGCGCGTGCTGTCGCAGTCACCCATGCTCATAGGCCGACCGACTGGCGGGACGTCCACGGCGGCGAACGGCAAGTCCACCTACATCGACATGATCCGCGCGCTGCTGGGCGACGAGAACGTGTCCTCCATGGACATAGCGTCCCTGGGGGACAAGTACGGCCCCGCCGAACTGACGGGCAAGCTCGCCAACCTAGGCGACGATATCCCCGACGAGTTCCTGAAGGGTACCGAGCTGGCGCTGTTCAAGAAGCTGGTGACGGGGAACAAAATCAAGGCCGAGCGGAAGTACCACGATCCGTTCGACTTCAAGCCATCCGCCACGATGGTGTTCTCCATGAACGCGATGCCGCGGCTCGCCGACACGACCGACGGCGTGTTCAGGCGCTTGGCGTTCGTCCCGTTCCGTCGCACATTCACGCCAGACCAGCCGGACTTCGACCCCGACATGGGCGAGAAGCTGGCAGCGACCGAGACGCTGCAACGCTTCGCGGTTCTGGGACTCATGGCGCTGCACGACCTGCTGGCCGATGGCCGCGACCGCCTCACCGAGATACCCGACATGGTGGCGGAGGTCGAAGAGATACGCATCGACAACAGCGTGGTTCGCAGGTGGATGTACGACGAGGAAATCACGGACGCGGACATTGACCATCAGCCCGTGCAGGACGTTTACGAGCGCTTCGTGCGCTGGTGCGACGAGGCTGGCGAGAAGTACGCCACAAGACGAAAGACGTTCACCAAGGAGCTGTCTGCAACGATTCGGAACGTTCGGATATCCAGTTTGACCAACAAAACGACGGGCAAAAGGGTGCGGACGTTCGTTATCGAGCGCGGCAGCAACGTTTAGAGGTAATGAATCGTTGCAAATCGTTGCAGTAGGTTTGCGCAGGTCAACGGCCAAAAACGAGCCTACTGCAACGGTCAACGATTCGACAATTGTTTTGGTCAATTCAGAGAGACAAGAAAAAGAGAAAGAAATACGCGCGCGCGAGAATCGTTGCAGCGCGCCGATTGGAGTGATCATGGCCATCTACAGGATTGACAGCGCCCAGCTGGAGCCGCCGCCCGAGACCGACCCGACCCCCGCCGACTGGATGGACGGCTGCCCCCACGCGGCGGCGTGCCGCATGCAGTGGGAGCGGCTCGAGGGGCCGTTCGAGTGCGACGGCTTCGGCTGGATGGACGACCTCGCGCGGCTGCTCGGCTGCGGCGAGGACTGCGAGTGCGCGGAGTAGGGGGTGCGAGATGGCACGCTACGGTATGCCGTGGCAGGGCAGCAAGAGCCGCATCGCCGAGTGGGTCGTTGGGCTGCTCCCGCCGAGCGCATCTTCGTGCAGGAGCGCTTCGCCGACTCCGTGCAGGTGGGCGAGCCGACCCTGTTCTGAGCCGCGCAAGGGCGATTTGAGCCACGCAACAACCGAAAACGACTAATTACCCACCTTTCGCGTTTGCGCGCGTCTGGCGTTGGCTGAGCGTCCGCAAACGCGATTCTAGAAGGAGTCAGACAATGGATGATAACTGCCAGACAAACGGCATCGTGTTCGGGGACTGGAAGCTGTTCCCCGTGGACTCGCGCAACTGGGAGCTGTGCCACCGCCACGTGGCCAAGGCCGTCGGGCGGCACAAGGGCGGGACGGAGCCGCAGTGGAACCGCCTGGGCCGCTTCTACCAGTTCAACACGTTCGACCTTGCGTTGCAGTATGCGGCGGACGAAGAGCTGAAGGGCAAGGCGTACGGAACCGCGATGGAGCTGAAAGACGCAATCGCCGAGTACAGGACGA